TCGACGGTGAACGGTACCCGGCGCCGGGTGGTGGGTAGCACTTCGATCGGGGCGAACACGGTCAGGTCACCGGAGCGGGCGAAATCCTCGCCCAGGGCGTGGCGGTGTTCGCGGTTGAGCTTCATCAGCTCGGGGAAGACAACCCGCTCCAACCACTCTTGCATCTCGCCCTGGCGGGCGGATTCAGTGGCGGCATTGAAGTCGGCCGAACCGGTAAAGCGCAGCACCGGGCCATCACCACAGGCGGCCCGTTCCCGCAGGCCACGGGGCAGGTAGGCACCGCCGCCGCTCTTGGGCTCGCAGTAGTATTCCTCCCGGGCGTCTTCCTCGGTCGCGGTGTCCTTGAGCAGGTTGCGCAGCCACTGGTCTTCGGCGGCCTGGCTCCACGCCTGCTTGGTGACCTGGCAGATCCGCTGATAGAGCCCTTCACGGCAGGCGGTTTCGATGTCGATGGTGTGGATGCTGAACCGCTTCTTGCCGGCGCGGCTGTCCTGGATCAGGGTATTGAACAGGTTCTCGATACCGTTATGGGTCGAGATGATCCGCACCTTGCTGCCCCACATGGTGAGTGCCAGCGCGGCCTTGAGGATGGCGGCCAGGTCTTTATGGAAGGCCCCTTCGTCGATCACCACGTTGCCCTGCATCCCACGCAGGTTGCTGGGGTTCGAGCTGAGCGCCTTGATCTTGAAGCCGGAAGCGAAGTTGATGACATAGACCAGGATGTCTTTGTCTTCGTCGGCCAGCGCCTCTTCACTCACCTCACTGGCGGCGTAGTTGAAGGCCTTGGCCCACATGGCGCAGGCGTCGATAAACTCCCGTGCCATGTCTTTTGTGGTGCCGACGTAGAAGGTGTCGCAACCGCCTGCTTGCGTCGACATGGAACCGTTCAGCGCAGCATCGGCGGCCTCTGCCCAGGTGAGGCCGGTACGGCGTGACTTCTCGGCAATCTTGAGGGGAGAGTCATCCGCTACCCAGCGCTTCTGGTAGGGCAGCAGCACCTCGGCAGGATTGAACTGGCCGCCGATAATGGCGGCCGCGGACTGGTTGCGAAGCTGATTTTCTGTCTGGGATAGATGGTTCATCACGCAATCCCCAGGATCTGGCGTTTGATATCGGCGGCGGTCTCGGCACTTAGCCCGGCCGACTTCACGATCTTCTCGGTCTGGGTGGCCACCTCGGCGGCGAACGCGGCGCGGATCTCCTTCTCGACCTTGTGACTGGTCATGGCTGCCATCTCCACCCGCTGGATCACCAGGGCGAGCTGGCCCAGGGATTTGGGGTCGATCATCTTCCCGTCTTCCCCGGCGCTGTTATCCATCATTTTCATGCTGGTTTCGAACGCCATGGTGCGCACGAACTCCTGCAGCAGTTTGCCCACCTCGGAGGTGGGGGCCTGACCGAGCTTGGACGTCCACACCTCGGCGACTTCACGGGCTTGCGCCATGCGGCTGCCTGCTTCCTCCATCCGCTTGGCAAAGCGGTTCAGGCCGGTGCGGCTGATCTGCTCTTCCGGTGGCAGGCCGGATTCCAGGATGAGCGCATTCACTTCGGCCAGGATAGTTATCTGCGACATCGAGCCAGAGCGCAGCATGGCCGACAGCTGGCTGCGGATATCGTCCGGCAACTGCTGGATCTTGGACTTGGTGTTTTTCTTCTTGGTCATGGCTACCCCAGCAACTTATCAACGAGCGGGACCGCACAGCCCCACAGGGCCGACACCGGATCGGCGGTCAGTGACAAGGCCAACAGATAGCCCAGCACCATCATGCAGCCCCAGTCGAACAACCGGGCTTTCATGCGTGACCCAACCGACGGGCACGACGCTGGGAGCGCTGGCGAACGGCCTGACGCCGGGCCTGTTTGACGGCGGGCCGGCAGCCATTGAAGGCCTTGCGATACTGGCGAGAGCGTTTAAACAGCCGGTTTACTCGTTCAATATGCTCATCAGTGCACGTGGTAGCAGCGGGATAGTCCTTGATCATCATGGCGTTCAGGCTGCCCAGCACCAGGCCAATCAGGGCATGTTTCATACTCATCATCAGATTCCTCATGGCTTACACCGGTCGCGGTTTTTTGACGCCATCCACCACGGCCTGACCGGTGGCCACGTCATCGCCCCGGCCGGTCAGCTTGGCCACCAGGCAGCCGCCGACGTTCTCGACGTGAACCAGCCCTTGCTCTTCCAGCCAGCGGATGTGGGTACGCACCGCATCGCGGCTGATGTTGTGGCCATAGGTTTCCAGGCACGAATCGAGGATCGATTCGTTGGCCGCGTAACCCGTCATCTCGCGCAGGATGCGCAGCATCACCAACCGCTGGTCGGCAACCACAAACTCTTTTAACGACATATAACCCCCGTTTATTTTTCGTTTAAACGCTGTTCAAGCAGCAGTTGTGCGACGTTATGGACCGGCTTCAATGCCTCGCGCAGGGCATCGATCTGCCCGCCCAGCTCGGCCATCTTCACTTGCATGGCAGAGAACTGTTCCTGGCTGGGAAGGTTATCCACCCGGTTTTCGAGGCCGGTGACGCGGCTGGTCAGCCCGTCCACCTCTGACGCCATCTGTTTCAGGTCTTCACGGCGAGCAAAGGTCTTGCTCAGCCACAACATGGCGAGCATCGCAGCCACCGCCACTAGCGTGGTGATGACCCCCCACCAACGCGGGATCCAGTCAAATTCCATGGCGATGTCTCCCCGCGTTTTCGAGTTGGCTCTGGCACGGTACACAGCGCACCGCATCAGGCTCGGCCTGCAGTCGCTCGGGGGCGATCTGCTCTCCACAGCCCAGGCAATAGCGCTTCCCCAGCTCGTCCTGGTCTGGCTGTTCTGCGTGGCGGCTGGCCAGATGATGGGCCAGTGCCCGGTCTCTATTTTCTTGTTCCAGTGCCTGGGCACGGTCAAACAGGTCGGTCATTACTTCCTCGCAAACAGGCTGGAGACGGTGCCGGCCACGGCGGCTTGCACCTTCTGACCGGATGACTTGGGATGAGGCGCGAAGCCGTCCAGGGTGCGTAGGCCCAGATACGCCCAGGCGGGGGTGCTCAGCATGGCCACCATGCTGAGATCGGCGCCGCTGCCATAGCCCGCGACCGCCAGCCCTTCGAAGGCGAGCACATAGAGCGCGGTGACATACCAGGACTGGCGCGCCATCAACGGGCGGGTGTTGCGTACATAAGTGTCGGTAGTGCTGTCACCGGCGCGGATGGTGGCTTGGGTCTCGCGCTGCTCGGCCTGCTGGTCTTGCAGGGCCAGCTCCTGGCGGCGGGTCTGCTCTTTCTCCATCTCGTTCTTGATCTTCTGCAGTTCGACCAGAACGGCGGGATCGGTAATGCGGTTGAGCTGGTCCTCAATGGCGGCCTGTTGCTGGGCGGCTGGCAGACCGATGCCGGAGACCTGCTCCACCATGTCGGCGACCTTGTCAGCAGTCTTGCTGCCACCAAAAAAGGATGAGATGCCACGGATAAGCGCGGGGCCTTGCTGCACGGCCAGCGCCGCCAGGGCGGGGATTAACGGGATCATGAGACGTCCTTGTGCTGGTTGAAGAGGGCCCGCAGGGCGGCGCAATGGGCAGCCACCTTGTCGTTGCCGGTGGTGAGGATCTTGAAACGGTGACGGTTGCGGATTTCGTAGATTTCAACGCTATCGAGCGAATGCCAGCCCTTGGCGAACTGGCTTTGCATGGTGCCGTCATGGCTATGGAGCGGCACAGTGCGATCGATATCGCATTCGGCGATGCCCTGTTCGGCGGCGGCCGTCTCCAGCGCCTTGCGCTTGGCAACGCCACAGGCAAAGCTCCACATCCAGTTGCGGCCCATCACGCCACCTGCCTGTAATCAGGGTTTGAACTGCCTTCAACCACCTGCCAACAGGCATCAGACAGATGAGCAAGGCGGTTATGCCAGCCTTCGAAGAAGCGGCCCTGGGAGGGGTTCTTGATAAGGATGCGGCCATAGAAACGGGCACGGCGCAGCAGCAGGCGGGCCAGCACCCATTCTGGGTCCATGCTGGCGATGGCGGCCTGGGTCTTGGGGCCGATGATGCCATCGGCTTTCACCCCCATGACCTCTTGCAGCATCTTCACCGAGCTGAGCCAACCGTGCTGCACCGCACCATCGAACACGGCAAGCGACACGCCGGCAGGCAGCTCGGCGCAATAGGCCTGGCGCCAGTAGTCGCGGTGATAAAGGAAGATGGCCCGATCGAGGGTCAGGTTTTTGATGTCTTCGTTGGGGTAGGCGCGCTTGCTAATGCCGGCCTTGGTCTCGCCGCCTGCATCGAGCGGGTCGTTGACATAGCCCATATCGGGGCGCAAGCCGCCCTCTTTCTCCAGCACGAACTGGACCGCATGCTGGAATGCAAGGC